AAATAGAATTTATGGAAGGTCAGATTAATAAATTATTAGTAGATGTAGAAGAATTAAAAGATGCCAACAGAGAGATAGTATATAAAAATGGTAATGGCCAATGATTGAAACTGTAGTAGCACTTCTTATGTTTGTTAATGGAAGTATTAATGAGGCACGTATTCAAGAATCAATGGCTACGTGTTTACGTGGTAAACGCCAGGCGGAGAGACAATATTCAGAAAGTGTATCTTATAAATGTTATACTGGTTCAGCAGAATTAGAGACAAATATAGATGGATCTTTTTCAATTAAAAAGTTAATATTAGAATAATGGAATTATCACGAAACTTTTCCCTTCAGGAGCTTATTAAATCCGATACTGCTATTAGGTTGGATATCAATAACAATCCTAGCTCAGGTCAAATAGAAAAACTAAAAGCACTTTGTGAAAATATTTTACAGCCAGTACGTGATCACTTCGGAAGAGTTAAGGTAACGTCAGGGTTCCGTTCAGAGCAGCTGTGCCTAAAAATAGGTAGCTCGATTAACAGCCAGCATGCAAAAGCTGAGGCCGCAGACTTCGAATGTGTTGGAGTAGACAATGCTGAAGTCGCTGATTGGATTAAAAAAAACCTTGAGACAGATCAATTGATACTTGAATATTACACTCCAGGAGAACCTAACTCGGGATGGATACATTGTAGTTGGATACCTGAAGGAAGACGTGAACAATTCTTACTTGCTTATAGACAAGAGGGTAAAACTAAGTATAAACCAATAATAGGTAAAGCAAAGGATATAATATAATGACAATAGGAAGAACACAGATATCTAAACAAATAGATGGTAAATTAGGTGACCCAAAAAACAAGAAAAAACAAAAAAAGAAGCTTCAAGTTAAAAAATCCAATAAAAAAAATCCTCTCGCTAGGACATTTACTGTTTAAACCAAAAGTGATACAATCAAAAAGATTGTACAACAGAAAAAGGCTTAAACACTATGACAAAACTATGTGCTAGAGGCAAAGCGGCCGCTAAAAGAAAATTTCGAGTATATCCTTCAGCATATGCTAATGCTTATGCTAGTAAAATTTGTGCCGGTAAAGCTAAAGATCCATCTGGCGTAAAAAGAAAAGATTGGGGACCTAAGAAAGCCTCGTTAGGCTCAATCATTTCTTCTGGAAAAGGAGAAAAAATTTATAGAAAAGTTTTAAACAGTAAGTTGTCTTTTGAAACTGATCCAGTAAGAAGAAATACTCTTATAGAGTATGCTTCTGTTCCTTTGTCTGGACTTGAGAATAAAGTAGCTCAAATGAGATTAAAAGAAAAAGCTAAAAAACCACTTAGAATGCAAAGCGGAGGATCTACAGGATCAGGTGAAGCCAAGGTTAAAAAAGTAATAAGTGGTTTACAAAAAGCATCGAGAACACATGCAGCTCAAGCTAAAACTTTACAATCAGTTGTAAAATCTAAATCTGGTAAAATGATAAAAGCAGGTTTAGGCACATTAGTAAAAGATTTATATAGTAGAGTAACTGGTAAAAAAAAATCTACTGTTGGTTCAAATACATCAACTATGAGTTTTCAAGGTAATAAACTTCCCATTACTGATTTATACCAAAAAGCAGTTTCACAGAAACAAGCTAATAAAGGTACTTTTGTACAAACATTACAACCATATGATGGAAGCTACATAAAAGGTAATTTAGCTGATCACAAGGTATCAAATAAAAGTTTAACAAATTATTACAAAGGAATGATCGATGGCTAAAAAAGCAAAAGACGTTTTAAAGAAATATAAGAAAAAAGAAAAAACATTTGATAATACTTTCGATGCTAGAAAATATGCAGATGATATTGATCGTGCTAATTATAGAGAACAAAAATCTATTGAAGCCAAAGAAATGATGTGTGGTGGAGAAGCAAGAGGTGGTGGAGCCGCTATCAGAGGTAAAAAATTTCAAGGAGTATTTTAATGAGGGACAAAGATTTATCAAAAAAAATAATAAAAGTAGATCCATTAGCTGAAAAATTAGATAATGTTGGAATGAAAGGTGGGGTCGGTAAACTACCTAAATCTAAAAAACTTTCTAAAGAAGCAAAAGATGCTTTAAGAGAAACTACTAAAGCCAATTTAAAATATAGTAAAGAAGTATCTAAAATAGGTAGAAGAGGAGATTTTGGAACTCCGTTAATGAGTAGTTCTGTTGCAAAATCATTAAAAACACTAGCTAAAGAAAAAACTTTAAAAAGTGAACTTGATCTTCCATTTATTAGTAGATTTCCAAAAAATATTACAAAAAAAGGAAAAGATGAAGCAAGAAAATATTTAAAGAAAAGAAAAAAAGAATATGAAAGAGATGCTAAATATTTTAATAAAAAAGGGTACAGTAAAGGTGGAGAAGCCCGTGGAACGGGAGCAGAGATAAGAGGAACTAAATTTAAAGGAGTATTTTAATGGGACAAAAATCAAAAAAGAAAATTGTACCTGATTATCTAAAAAAATCTCTTAAAGGAGCAACAGTGGGTGGAAGTTTAGGGGTTGATGATGATGAGTATGTAACGATACCCAGAGGTTCATTAAATATTACAAAGGGTAAAACTACTATAGAAGGCGGAGTCGCAAAACCTATTAGTAAATTTGATAAAGAAAATATCAATAGCGAAATATCATTAGGTATTTCTCGTGAATTTGATGATAAAAGTGGTGGAGTAAGTTTAACTGGATCTAAATCTGGTAAAAACAAAAGTGCTACATTTAGTTTTTCTAAAACATTTAATACAGGTGGAGAAGCTAGAGGCACGGGAGCAGCGATTAGAGGCAAAGGTTTCAAAGGCGTATTTTAATGAGTCTTAAAAAATGGTTCAATGAAAAATGGGTCGATATAGGATCACCTAAAAAAGGCGGAGGATACAAAGAATGTGGAAGAAAATCTGCAGATGGATCAAAAAGAAAATACCCCAAATGCGTGCCTGCTGCAAAAGCAAGCCGAATGACAGAATCAGAAAAGCGTTCTGCTGTTGCAAGGAAAAGACAAGCCGGTAATCCTGGAGGCAAACCAACTAACGTCAGCACCTTTACCAAGAGATACTATGGTGGTATGATAGACATATAATATTTTAAGGAGAAAATTATGGGTAAAATAAAACAGTCTACTCAATACGCTTACAAAGATAAAAAATTAAAAGGTAAGCCTGGTGCAGGCTCAATCTTTATACAATTAAAAAGTTTAAAAAGTCTTCTAGGACTTAAAAATGGAGGAGATACAATGTTAAAAGGCAATCAAGCAAAATTAGATAAAAATAAAGATGGTAAAATATCTGGTGAAGATTTTAAGATGATGAAAAAAGTTGCAGGAGGTGCCGCTATTAAAGGCATGGGTGCAGCTAGAACTTCTGGGATGGGTTTACAAGATGAAGAATTAATTCCTGGAAAATCTATGGATTATCATAAAGATATTCTTTAATGAATTATGGCTACGTCAGGAACTACATCATTCGATCTTCAGATCGATGACATTATTGAAGAGGCATACGAACGATGTGGTATGCGGACTAATAGTGGGAATGACTTACGTAGCGCAAGAAGAAGTTTAAATCTTTTATTTTCAGAGTGGGGCAACAGAGGTATTCACCTTTGGAAAGTTCAATTAAATGAAGCAACACTAATTGCAGGTCAAGCAACTTATACTGTTGCAACAGATGTTAATGATGTTCTTGAAGCCTATATCTCAACTACAAACGCAGCAGGAAATACATCATCCACAAATGATATTGCATTAACAAAAATCGATAGATCAGCTTATGCTGCACTTCCAAACAAATTACAAACAGGACAACCCTCACAATATTATGTTGATAGACAAACAACACCAACTATAAGTTTATATTTAGCTCCTGATGCAACAACTTACACAACATTAAAATTTTACACAATTAACAGAATTGAAGATGCAGGTGGCTTTACAAAAACACCTGATGTAGCTTATAGATTTTTACCTTGTATGTGTTCTGGCCTTGCATATTATTTATCACAAAAAAGAGCACCAGACAGAATACAACTATTAAAACAATTATATGAGGATGAATTAATTAGAGCATTAAATGAAGATGGTTCTAGAACTTCAGTTTATATTTCTCCTCAATCATACTTCCCTGGAGGCGGATAATGAGTTTCGCAACTGGAAAAAGAAGTCAGGCAATATCAGATAGATCTGGTCAAGCATTTCCTTATAAAGAAATGGTTAAAGAGTGGACAGGTGCATTAGTTCATATTTCAGAGTACGAACCTAAACACCCACAATTAGATCCACCATATCATAAAGCAGATGCAGTAGCTTTACAAAATACAAGATCACAAAGATTTCAACAACCTACAACTGTTGCAACTAATGATACAACTTTAGCTGATTCTGGGGGTATTACAGTTGGTGTAGCAAATTTAACTTTACCAGGACAATTTGGATTTTTAAATCAAGGAACTTCATCGATGATTCCTGCAGATCCATCATTACAAAATAGAAGAAGACAAGTATCTATGCAAATTAATTCAGTAACCGTGAGTATTACATAATGGCTATAACATATTCAGATTTTTTAACACAAGTTCGAAACTATACAGAAGTAGATTCAAACGTATTGAGTGATACCATTATTGGTCAGTTCATAAGAAACACAGAATTAAATGTAGCAGGATCTGTTGATTATGATGATACAAGAAAATATGCAACATCATCAT